CAACAAATGGTTTTCAGAAACCGCAGTAACAACCTCAACTACCGAAAAACATGGATGGTGAACCTACACAAACAACGTGCGCGACTTGTTCGTGCGAATTTGAAACCAAGCCGTCGCCGTGGTTTCCGCCCGCCCGCCATTGCCCTTCCTGCACGGCGATCAAACTCGCCGAAAGCGAAGCCGCAGAGAAGAAGCAGCAGGAGGATCGGAACGCGCAATATCGCAAGGCGCAATGGGATCGAATCTGTCCGCCGATTTATCAGGAAACCGATCCCGCGCGGATCAACCCGAAATGCCTAAAGGCCGCGATGGAATGGAGCATAGAGCACGCGGAAGGACTTGGATTCATCGGCAGCACAGGGGCCGGGAAAACACGCGCCGCCTTCATCGCGCTGAAACGGGCATTCGATGACAACCAATCGTGCGCAGCCGTGACGCACAACGCATTTGCCTGCGTGGTGATTTCGGCATTTTCCGGCACCGATGAAGAACGCCAGACCGCCCGCAAAAAACTGACCACATTCCAGCAATGCGAGGTGCTGCTACTCGACGACCTCGGCAAGCCGCCGACGACTGAGCGGGTGGACGCGGAACTGGAGGAGCTTGTCGAAATCCGCACTTCACACAACAGGCCGATTCTCTGGACTTCCAACGGCTCATCCGCATGGCTCATCAAACGCATGGGAGCGGATCGCGGCCCGGCGCTCGTTCGCCGCCTCTCTGAATTTTCCGAAATCGTGACGCCGTGACACTCGACCAAATTATTTGCGGCGACAACGTGGAAGTCCTCTCGACGCTTCCCGATGAGTGCATTGATCTCGTGGTGACCTCGCCGCCTTACGATGACCTTCGGACGTATGGAGGGCACTCGTGGGACTTCGCAGGCGTGGCGCGTGAACTGGCTCGCGTGCTGAAACCGGGCGGCGTAATCGTGTGGGTGGTGGCGGACAAGACGGAAGACGGAAGCGAATCGGGAACGTCCATGCGCCAGGCGCTGCACTTCATGGAAGTGTGCGGACTGCGACTGCACGACACAATGATCTATGCCAGCGACAAGCCGCCGCTGAACAGCAACCGCTACGAGCACGCATGGGAATACATGTTCGTGTTGTCGAAGGGTGCGCCAAAGACGGTCAACAAACTGAAAACCCGGTCGCTCCACGGCGGCAAGACAAACTCCAGCCGGAGATACTACCGCGCAAACGGGGACGTGAAGGAAATGAGCAAGCCCGGACTCTACAACGAGGAAAAGGTGCTCCCGAACATCTGGTGGTATGCTACGGGGCTGGAAAAGACCGGGCATCCTGCGGTCTATCCAATCGCGCTCGCAAAAGACCACATCGCAAGCTGGTCGAATCCCGGTGACATCGTGTGCGACCCGTTCAGTGGCAGTGGGACAACGTGCAAGGCTGCGAAGGAACTGGAACGACACTGGCTCGGAATCGAAATCAATCCGGCTTACGTGGAAATCTGCCACAAGCGACTCGCGCAAGACGTGCTGAAATTGGAGGATGTAAAATGACACTTGAAGAAACCGCAATCCTCGGCTGCGCGCTGCAATGGCCGGACGAATCGCTCCCGTTCTTGACGGAAGCGGGAATCAGGGCCGACACGTTCAGTCACGAAATCCCCTCGACCATCTTCACCGCCATCGCGACGGCATGGCTCGCCAAGGCTCCGGGAGGCTTCGTGGGCATCGCCACTGCCCTCGGTGACCGTCTCGACGCTGTAGGGGGCGCTGCGACGCTGCAAACGGCCATCGAAGGAGCCGCGCAACCCGTCACCCTCCCGCATTACGCGGAAATCGTGAAGGAAGGCCACGCCAAACGCCGCCTCGCCATCGCGCTCAAAGCAGCCTATGCGCAGCTCAAGACGGAGCCGACTGGCACCGTGCTCGCCGCCATCGAAGCCGAGATTGCCAGCATCGCGGCAGGCCGGGACAAGGCGCGCATCCAAAGCACGCGGGAAATCGTGATGAGCGTGCTTGGAACCCTCAACAGCCGCACGGATGGCTCGAAAATGGCCGGCTTGTCCACGGGCATCGTGCGACTGGACGAGGAAACAGGCGGCATCCGCAAGGGCGGATACTGGGTGATCGCAGGCCCGACAAAGGGCGGCAAATCAGCGCTTGTGCGCTACATCGTCCGCGCCATCGCGCTCGACCAAGCGAAGCCGGTGCTCGTTTTTGGGCTGGAAATGAGCAGCGACGACACGGTGGAGGCCATGCTTGCCACCGAGGGCAAGGTGAGCGCGAGCCGGATGCGCGACGGCACGATGCAGGAAATGGATTTTCCAAAGCTGCAAGCCGCCGCAAACAACCTCGCGCTCGCGCCGATATTCTTCCGCGATGACGTGTATGACCTCGCTGGCATCCGCTCCTACGTGCGGCAGGTGAAGGCCGTCCAGCCCGACCTCGCCGTGGTGGTGGTGGACTACCTCCAGTTGACCGAGGGCGCAGGCAGCGCAGACCGGCGCGAGCAGGAGATTGCCATCGTCTCAAAGGCACTTCGCCGCATGGCAAAGGACGAGAATCTGGCCGTCATCGCCCTCGCGCAACTAAACGATGACGGGGAGCTTCGCGAATGCCGTGCAATCGGCATGGATGCCACCGTGCAAGTGACCATCGAAATGTGCGAGGATGAACCCGGCGCGCGGCTGCTACGGCTGCGACAGCGGCAGGGCAAAACCGGAGTAGCGGTGCCAGTGTCATTCAATGGCGAAACTTTCGAGTGGCATCCGTTGGCGCATGAGCCGGAGCAGGCCAGCGGAAAATCTTTCAGCAACCAAAAACGAAAACACAAATGAGCCAAACACCCACACCCGAAACAGACGCAATGTTCACGGAAAACGTGCCCGACGATTGCCAAATCGTGGCCTTCTGCGAGCGCTTGGAGCGCGAGCGCGACGCAGCCCGCGCCGAGCGGGATGAACTCAACAGGCAACTTTTGCTCGCGCTTAAAGGCAAGCGCCCTTACTCGTCGGAATTTGCGGACGAGACAATCGCAGCGCAGGTCAAGCGTATCGCGGAGTTGGAAGAAAAGCTGAATGGCTGGTTTTCCGAGCGGGACGAGGCCCGCGCCGACGTTGCGCTGATCACCGCCGAAAACGAACGCCTCGCGACCGGCAATCACTCGATGGAAAAGGAAATCCCCGAGCTACGGCACGCGCTGGAAAAAGCCTTCGCCGAGCGGGACGAGCACATCGCGCGCAACAACGACAGCCTGCTCGCGCTGCACCTCGCGACCACCGAGCGGGACGAGGCACGGGCCGACGTTGCGCGGCTACGGAACGCGCTGGAAGGAATGCTCATTGCGGAAATGGAGGTGCGGCAAATGGATGGATTCATCGCCGACGAGGCCGAGACCGAGCCGCACTGGATGGTAGCACGCGCAGCCCTCGCCCAACTCGCGAAATGACTCAACTCGACATGTTCCCGCACCTCCCGCGCCGACTCACGCACGACGAAATCATCGCCGGGTTTGCCGAGCTTTTGCGCGCGGTTGAGGCGATGACGTTCTGGCAACCCTACCCCTAACCCCATGCCCACCCACCTAACGCCTTCCCTACGCGGCTGCCGTCTGCGCGACTGCGGCGCGCCTGACTGCCCCACGTGCATGGGCGCTGAGGCTGCGCGCATCTACCGCGAGCAGCAGGCCTGCGAACACGAGGAGGTGGAAAATTTCATGTGCTTGCATTGCGGCGCTGAACTTGACCCCGGAGAAGCGACAGACCGGGCAATGGATTCAGTGGAGGACAGATAAAACAGTGTATTAAGTGCCAAGAGACGAAACCCGATGAGAAATACACTAACAGGAGAAATTCCACGCCACCTTTACGTTTGGGTGGACTCACGACACACTCACAGAGTTCCGTGCGGCTACATTCCCGCAGTCTGGTATGGGCTAGTCTGCTATCCTGGCCGCGTCTGGGGCTGCACGGTGATGCTGGAGTCAGGAGCGATCTACCGCAACATCCCCTCTCACGCCATTGCGTTCAGCAATAAACCGAAGGGCAAGTGGACGGAGCGCGATGCCCAAACGTGGGACTGCTACGGGTGGGATTGGTCGGCGGTAGAATACACCTTTTTGCGAGGGCTGGAGTGCAAAGTCATGGCAAATCGCAAGCAACATCTTGGGGAGTATCTGTTCACCGTGTCGCCAGTGGGTGACGGGTTTTCAGCATACCCCGAGCAGGCCAAGGAGTTCAGCTTTGTGCGGCTCGACAACGACCATCTCACCGTGCAGCCAACGAACCACGTTGTTTTTCGGGAGCGCAGTTTCACCGACAACAAGCTGGAGTTTCCATCACCGCTGAAACGACAAACGGAGATATACACGGCGGAATAAGGTGCTATAAAATCTGCAATTTATGACCAAAACAGTAAATCCTTGGAACCCCGGCACCAAACCCCCGACACTTCCGCTGACCGTCATCGGTGTGGTGGGCAACCGGCCAATGCTCGTATGGTATAGCACGCGCACGCGCTGTTGGCACGACAATCCGGCGGCATTCGACTCCATCGTTGTGGAATGGTGGCAATACCTCCCGGATTGCGTGCTCATCGCCGACGCAGCACAAGACCGCTAGCCCCACCCCATGAGAAACATAAGCCATTCCGCAAACACCCACCTCAACTACAAGAGCCGCTGGAAGGAGCGCGATGCCCTGTCCAGCAAACGCCACGGCGAGTCCTGCGACGACATCCGCCTCGCCTGCCACCTGTGGCTGCTCCGCCGCTGCCCCGGTTATGCCGAGGAGCACGCCGAGCACGTCGAGCAATACGCGCGCGGGCTGGGCAGGATAAGACCGATGACGGCACGAAAAAGCCCGCGCTGCCCTGTGACGTGGAGCGCGGGCTTGTCGTGTTGAGTTGGCTGCTAGAGCGACGCTGCGCGGGATTCGTCCAGATACGCGCCGATCTTGGCGGCGATTGACGGGTCGTGGATGTCTGCGGCCCCGCGGAGCACCGCCAACACCTCGCGGGCCGTGTAGAGCTGGCCGTTGGCGTGCCGGCGCTCTAGGGTGTCCACCAGGGCGGAAACGATAAGGGAATCGGGGTTCATTTACAAGCGTTGTGGAGGGCTGCGATGGAGTCCTGGATTGTCGCGAGCGTTTGCAGGATTGGCAGTAGATGCCCGTGCGCCAGGCGTTCGGCTGCGGTGTCGTTGCCTTCGACCGTCAGCGCGACGTTGGCGGCCATCAGGTCGGCGCGCAGGCGTTTCGCTGTGTGGCCGGCGTTCGCGATAGCGAGCAGGGCGGTGGTGGTGATGGATGGGGGCTGTTTTATGGGTTTTTTCATGGGTTGGTTATTTGGAGCGGATCGCCTTGGAGTATCCCATCAGGAAGCAATTCAGGGCGGTATAGTCGAGCACGGGCGAGATCGTGACGGTTCCGATGTTGGCGAAGAACATCGGCACGGTGCGGCGCTTGTCCTGCTGCGGGTACGAGTGGACTGTGATCCCGCTGTTTGCGGAGTTCGCCATCATTTGCAGGGCTTGCAGCTTTACGAGTGATTTCATGGCTCGGAGTGGTTCAGGCTGCGACGGGGCCGATGCGATAGGCGGTGGATGTGCCGTAGTATTTTTCGCCGTCGAGCAGGGCTTTCATGTTTCCGGATTTCGCCTTCTCGCCCTGTGACGTGACCCATGCCAGAAGATCGCGCTTCCGCCTCGATGACTCAAAGGAAGCGACTTCTCGCCCGTCCGCCAGTGTTACGACGGTGGCGATGCCGAATCCGGGCTGGCCGGTGTTGAGGATCGTCTTGTGAATGGTGGAGCCGGGGGCGATGGTGATGGATGCGATCGGGATTTCGTTCATTTTGTCGGGTTGTTGGTTTGTGGTGGACTCATCAGGCCGGGCATTACCGGCGACGGGCTGCGCGCCCGTTTCGTCCTCAGTTCAGACGTGCGATCCGCTCGGCCTCCGCCAGTTCGCCAGTGATGGACTCGACGGGGACGCACAGGCGCACGCGGCGGCCCATTTCAAGTCCTATTGTGTAAGGGTGGAGCGCAAGTGCCGGCGCGTTCACAAGCGAGCGTTTCCGCCCCTTGGCTGTTTTCGTCGGCGACCGCTCCGGCAACTTCTCGCCGGGTTTCTTCTCGTCGTTCAGCGCGCCGTCATAAACCGCGCGGATGAACATCCGGGAATCCCGCTCGCTTGCGCCAGGCAACTTGAGGAATGCGGCGAGCAAGGCGCGGAAGGCGTCGTGGAGCGTTTTCCCGATGAAGTTCAGGGTCTTCATGCTCGCGATCTCCGCCTCGACGCTCACGGTGAACGTGCCGTCCCGATTGTCGCGGATCGTGCCATCCACCTTGTACGCTGCGAGGATGGCGAATTTGACGAACACGGCGATCTCCGAGTCTGTGAACACCTCGTCCAGTGGCCGCGCGTACTGTCCACGGCGAACGCTCGATGCTCCGGGCGTGTTCACGAACAGATCGCCCCCGTCCGGGTTCGGCGCGGTGAAGTCGAACGCGGCCTCCAGCCTCGCGAGCTTGCGGGCGGCGCTGTCTCTCTCGCCGTCCACTCCGCGGGCGACTAGTTCGGCCAGCTTTGCGCGCAAAATGTGCGCTTTCGTCGTGGCGGGCTTCATTGCGCCCCCCTTGTCTCGCCGGTCTTGATGTTGCGCCATTCGCGACCTTGACAGCCGTGCGGGTTCCACTGGAAATTCCGCCCTGGCGCTTTCAGTGTCGCTTCTTCCATCTGCGCGGGAAACGTGCCGTTGATGCCTTGGCTGTTTCCGCTGCTGCGGCGCAATTCTCCGCGGACGCAGATCGTGCCGGCGTCTTTGTCCCATTTCCAATCGTACAGGCTCGCCGTGGTGCCGGTTTCGTCCCAGTCCCAGCCGGCGGGAAAGATCGTGGCCCAAAGTAGGCGCGCGGTCGGTTCGTCGCTGAGTATGTTGCGCCAGACCAACAGGCGCGTGCCGTGGATCGTATTCTCGCGCGGAATGGCCGGCGCGGGCTTTGCGGTGGCGGGCTTCATGGCTGCACCCTCCGCACGTAGATTCTGCCGAATTGCTTAGTGCCTTCAGGCTCGCGGCGGCGTGTCGTAACGGCGCTGTACCGGCCCGATGCCCATAATTCAGCGGCGAGACGCTTGCAGGCTTCCCACTCCATATCGGAAGTGCAATAGGGGATCATTGGCTCGCGGGGCTTTGCGGTTGCGGCGCTCACTTGGCACCTCCTTTCGCTTTACGAATGGCAGCGCGGGCGATCTTGATCGCAGCGATGATCGGGAGCGATTGGAAGCTCGACCGCATCGCCATCACGCTTTCTTCCAGCGCGGCGAGCAGTTCCGGCGCGCCCTGTGACGCGGGCGGCGGCGGTGTGCCGGAAAGCAGGGCATCAGCTTCCGCGACCAACTCGGCGAGCGTGTCGGACTCGATGGCGCGGTATTTCTCGAATTTGCCAGCCGTGACGCACACGCCCTGTTTTTTCGCGACGTTCTCGCGAAAGGTGGAGAGGCAGTAGGAGGCAATGCGGAAATCGCCGTCGTGGACGACAATTTGAGGACCGAGATCGGCGTTGCGGACGGGCTCGGGGACAAGCTCGAACGAAAGGCCGTTTTTGGCGGTGATAAGTGTGATGTTCATGGGTTAAACCTCCAGTCCGCGTTTCGCATCCAGCATCGCGAAATCACGCGCTTCATGCGGTTCGGTTCCCCACGCTTCGCCGATTGTGTCACCGTCTGCGTCTGTCACCCACGCTTCCCAGCCGTAGCCGTCGGGAGACTCGGTGCAGTGCATTGTTAGAGCGCGCGTGCCCTGTGACGTGGCGACGGACTGAGCCGGCGCGGGTGGTGGTGTGGTGATGTTTTTCATGGTTTGTCGGGTTGTGGGTTGCTGTGCTAGGGGCTGATCCTGTCCGCCGTTGCGCGGGCTTGCTCCGCACGAATGCGGTCAATCTCGCGTCGGCGTCGGTTCGCATGGCGCACGAATGCGCCCCGGCGGGACAGTTCCGCGCGCGCCTCGGCAAAGGTGAGGTTGCCGGCGTTCGCGATGGACAGCGTGAGGGAGTTCAGGTCGTGTGATTTCATGGGTTGTCGGGTTGTTGGATTGCGCGGAATTGCGCCTTGCTCCGGCTGCGGGTGGAACGCTGCCGGGGCAGTGGCGAGACTACGCGGCGACCGCTTCGGGGTGTCTGCTCACGCGGCGCGCGATGGCGAGCGCGAGCCGGATTGCGGATGGGTTGCCCGTGCGGATGAGCGCCGGGAGCGGGGCGGATGAGCCGATCCCGTGCTGCGCTTGGAATTGCTCGATCCCCGGCGGGCAAAAGCCCAAAGCGCGGGCGTCCGCGACGGTGGCGACGATGGAACCGCACAAGCGGGCGACCAATCGTGCGCGGCGTTCCTCTTTTGCCGATTTCACGCGGTCAAGCTGTCTGATCTGTTCGTCCGCCCACTCGCGACGAGCGGTGGCGAGCTTGCGGGCGAGCCCTTTATCAGCGTCCGATTGTGAGATCGTGGAGTGGTAGCAGATCGAGCCGAAAAAGGCGATCCAGCCGACTTCGGAAGTGATGCCTTTCCCTTTTTTCTTCACCCAGGCGCATCGCCCGTCCTCGGCGATCCCGATGAGAGGCAGGCCGTCACGGTCCGAGAGCGTGCGCAGTTCCTCGCGTTCGACGAGCAACGGCGACCACTCCGGCGAGACGTGGACGACGTGATCCGCGTCGGTTTTCCGGTAGGTGCATTTCCGGGAATACCGATCGCCCTTGTCGGTGTAGGTGTCGGCGTAGGGGTTCGCGGAATCAGACCACGTTGCACGGAAGTCTGTTTCCCCGCTGTACGATATGCCAGAAAGCGCGGCCCTGCGGCCAAGCTCCAGCGCGGCCTTTGCGGTGGCTGCGGCGCGATCGCGGCGTGCCGTTGGGAGTTTCGCGAGCGGGGCGGCTGCGTCGGCGGCTGCGTTGTTGCTCGCCATGTAGCGATCTAGCAGTTTGTGGCAGCATTCCGCCCCCTGTGCAGGAAGGGCCGCCGTGAGGATGTGAAGATCGCTGTCCGCCCTGTGACGTGCGGCGGCGGCTGCGATGTGCTTTTTCAGGTCGTCAATTTTCGTTTGTGTTTTCATGGGTTGTCGGGTTGTTGGTTGCTGGATTAAAGGGCGGGGTTTTCTGCCGTTTCCCACTGTGCATCCTGGCCGTGGTCTTCGGGCAAGAGTTCGTGGAATTTTGCATTTTTCGCCTCCGTCATGCTGCCGAATCTCCCCAGTGGGCCGATCCAAATTTCGCCGTGCATGTGGAGCCTCATGCGCGCGGCGACCGCGACGCAATCGGTGAAGCTGCGATTGTCTGCTGTAAGCGGTACGCCCTGGTGGTGGAGCTGGTAGCCGGCTTCGGTGCGGCTGATGTAGGTATGCGGGATCGTTTTCATTGGTATCTTGTCGGGTTGTTTGGTTAGCGGTGCCGGAATGGCCTCGCACGTCCGCCCCCTGCGACGTGGCAAGGGGCGGGGTGTGCGGGGTCGGTTAGAGCGTGGCGCGTTCTGCTACGCGGTCGGTGATTTCGCAATTCGAGCGCGCGGCCTCGATGAAGTCACACCAAGTCACTCGGACATCGGTGGGGTAATCGTTCTGCGTTTTGCGCGAGCGTTTGAGCGTCGCGAATTGCGGGAATGCACGCCAGAAGGCGGCGCGGAGTTGGGATTGATTTAGCTTCATGGGTTGGGGTGGTGAAGGGTTAGGCGATGAGCGCGCGAAACTCGCGCACTGTGACGGGCCGGGAATAGACGAAAAACTCGCCGCGCAATTCGCGGTGTGCTTGATAGCGTGCCTCCCCGGTGCCCGCGTTGTGATCCATCGGTTCGCCGACGAGGAAAGCGCCTCCCTGCTGAATGCGCGGCGGTAGCACTTCCAGCATTTCCCAATGCCGATCCTTGGTGCATTCCTGCCACTCGCCTGGCGCGTTCTGTTCGGCGGCTTTCGCTGCGATCCATTCGTCCATGAAGACGATCTGCGCGCCGGGGTATCGGATCTGAACCTGTGCGAGATTTTCCCCGCTCCAATGGCCCAAGCGCGTGACGGGGTCGGCGGTGTCAATGATGCTGCTTTCCCCCGGGACCGCAAAAGCGATCTCGCGCTTCGGGGACTGGCAGAGCGCGCCTTCCGTTTCGTGGACCGCTGCGCTTCCGTCGTTCACGACTTCCAGCGCGGTGAATGAGCAGCGCAGATTTTCGTTCACCCACGCGAGCAGGCCCGCGGCGGTGTAGTTGAAGGGCTTTCCCTCTAGCCTTTTCCATTCGGATGATTCGTTACAGTCGGCGGCGTAGCAGTGCGAGACGTAGCCGGTGAAACCGAACGGGCGCGCGGTGTATTTCGTCCGCTCGAGGCCGTTGATCTCAAGGTAGATCGTCACGCCGTCGTTATTCACAAGGCGCGTGCGAATTCTGCAATTTCCAACGTCTGAGGATGGTGCTTTTTCCCAGCCTGCGCCCTCAAAGATGAGTGCGGATGTTTCGTTTTTTGTTGCGGTGTTCATTGTCGGGATGTGTGTTTTTTTGGTGTTGCGGAGTTCGCCGGGATTGGCTCGCTCCCCTCGCTCCCCGGCCTCGGTGCCGGAAAGCGACGGGAACAAGCTAAACGGTGATCAAGTCGCGGCACTCGGCATCCTGCGCCTCCGCGATCTCCAGATCGAGAAATGCGATGGCGGCGCTGATCGCCTCGGCGGTCGGTCCGGCCATGAAATCCGACTCAAAGCCCCAACACGAATCGTGATAGTCGAACCCCTCGATCTCGCAAGCGAAGCCGACATAGTGCCAGCGATCCTCACACCAATCTTGCAAGCGGGCGAAGTTCGCCTCAACTGCGCGCGCGGCACGTTCGCCGGCGGTGCCGGTGCCGTAAGGTTCGGCGTCCCAGCCATCGCGCTTGGCGATCTTGATCGCCTCGGCGAAGTCGTAAAAACGCCTCGAGTTCCTATCGGAACAAAGTACGCGCTCGCCGGCTCGCTTGTCGCGCCGCTCCCATCCGGTAACAGGGCCGTGGCCGTCTTCGTTTTCCCAAGGGGTGCCGTGATCATAGTCGCTGAACCAGTTGACTGTGATCGTGTGTCCGCGGTGTTCGCGGGTGATAGTGTGGATTGCGTCGGAGTTTTTCATTGTCGGGATGATTTGGTTTTGAGTTGTGCCAGCGGCGCGGGATGCACTGCTGAACGAGAGGGAGAATATAGAGGACGGGACGCCTTGCAACAGAAAACGAAAAGAATAATTTCAGCACGAAACACGATTGATCCCATACGTGGCATGACGACTGCTGGAAACAGAAACCATGCCAACAAACGAAAAAGAATTTGCCGATTGACACGGGAAAAGCAAAGCACTATAAAGCGCGCTCTATGATCACGAAAAACATTCCACCGCCACCCCGTAAAACTGTCACGAAACGCATCACGCCGGAACTCCGCGAGATGGTGCCAGGTGATTCTGTGCTATTCCCGGACCGTCCCGCCGCGGTCGCGTTCGTGAGCTGGGCGCGACAAGTGAGAAAGTGGAAGACTGCGACGAAGAAAGAGCAAGGCGGCGTTCGCGCTTGGCGTGTGGAGTAGTCGCAGCGTAGTCACAAGCTGAAAAGAAAAACGAAAATAGTGCTTGCAAAGGCTCGTGATGCTGCCAAGGTTCGCCTCGTGAATACATCCACCACCAATCAAAGCGCGGCCCGCGACGCAGGGCACCCCTTGAACCGCCTCCGCCATCACTTGAGCGACATTCCCGATCCCGCCGCCGAGATTGCTAGCCTGCGCGCCGAGCGGACTGCATATCAGACAGCCGCCCGCGCATGGAAGGATGAAGCGGCCAGCCTGCGCGCCGCCCTTGAGCCATTCGCCGAGTTGGCAACGTCCGCCAAATGCGACGAGATGCCGGAATTCGCCGCCCGCACGTTCGTGATCACCGCGGCCTCGATGCTCGCCATCGCCGGAAAGGGGGACAAGTGAGCGCCTGCAAAGCCTGCCAAACGCCAGCATGGGCGATCCGCCCCTTCGACATCGCCCACGACATCGAGCGCGCCTGCGAGCTTTACAACCGCTACACCAACCCCGCCAAACTCCGCACCGAGGAAGCGCACGCACGATGCCGGAAAGCCGCCCGCAAGGTGAAAGCATACGCCCGCCGCCGCCACGGTTCACGCATCAGCGAAGCCGAGAACGGCCGGCTTTACCCAAGCTAGCACACCCCGCTCCACCACAAAGCCCGGCACGCCTCACAAGCTGCCGGGCTTTTCGCGTACACGGGCAAAGCACGGCCAACACACGGCCAGCACACGCCACACCGACAACCAGAACGCACCGTCGCCGTGCAGCACCGCGCAGCTTCACTCCCGCGCACGCGATGAACCGGACGGGAAACGGTGCCGCATTGCCTGCGCAAGTGCTGGCAGGCGCGGAAGATAGCGCGAAATGGGATGTTGTGGAACATCTAGCTTGCACTGTGGAACGTTCCACGTGGAACTGTGGAACATCTCGCGCTCGTCCATTCCAGCCCCGCCAATGTCGCCGCGGCCACTCCGCATCCACTCCGTCCCATTCCGCTGTGGAACATCCATTTTAGATGCTGGCTGTTGTAGGATGTTAAGCCCTCCAACAGGTTCAAACCGCCGTACCGCACGCCGTGGAACACGTCCGCACCGCTCTTGTGGTGCTCAGTCTCAACAAGGGCCACCACATATGGCAGCGCAGGCCACGCAATGAGCCTGCACGCGCTGGGCTGGCATGGATGAAGGGGGGGAGGGTGGGGGGGGAGGGGCGAATGCGTAATGGCGTTCTATAAGCTACCCCGCCTCCAAAAAATTTCTGGCGACTTTTCGGCTTTGCCTTTGCCGCTCCAAAGCAGCGCATCTCCGTGGCCGCTCCAAGGCCGTACCGTGCCAGCCTTGCCCTCCGTGCCCGTACATGGCCGTACCGCTTCATGGCAGCCCCGTGGCGTGCCCTTTGGCGGTATTTGGGCGTATCGGGGCTGCTTTACGCCGAAACTTGGCTGGCGCTGTTTTGCGGCTGTTCTGGCGAAGTGATGAACCGTGATGCTCTTCTATGGTTCTTCTTGGTCGGTAAATCACGTAGGGTAGGATACGGTAAATCAAGGGGGGTATCCCCGCCTGTTTTTTCGTGTAAATTCGCGGCTTTTTTGTTCGCGTCGAAGGCGGTTTTGAACGACACCTTTGGGGCTTTGTGGTGAAGGATGCGGGAGGCTGCGGTTTCGTCGTTGAAGAAGTAGGTGTTGGCCTTTCCGTCGTGGCCGCTGTTCCATGTCAGGACTCCGAAGAACCAGAGTTCGTAGATGGCGGTCGTGATGGTTTTTTCGTCGAAGCCGGTGTCGAGGGCGATGAGGGCTTTTGAGGGCCAGCATTTGCCGCTTTTGTCCGCGTAGGACTTGATGGCGGCGTACACGGTTTTGGCGTAAGCGGTCAGGAGCGGTTCCCGAAGAATGTCGGTGTAGAGTTTGGTCCACTTCATCGGAGTCTGGTCTTGGGTTTTCGCTCTGCTTGTTTGGCCCAGTATGCCCAAGATTCGATGCAGAAGTGGCAGACTTTGAGTGTGGTTCGTCTGTATCGGGATGCTCCGTCTTGGGAAAGGGTGAGGGTTTCCACGTCCTTGCGGAAGTCGCCGCACCAGTGGCAGAGTTCTCGGTCGCTTGGGAATGGGATGATGGGGGCGCTCATCGGTTCAAAGGTGGATGATGCCCTTGTGGCGGGTGCCCCAGTAGAACCAGGCGTAATCTGTCGCGTCGGTTTTGCCGTTGTCGGTGAAGCACGGGCGGCGGCTGAGCACGAACAGGGCGGACGGCTCGTTTCCGATGAACCATGTTCGCCGTTTTTGGCTGGCGAGGAAGTTCAGCCGGAGCAGCATCCAGACCTCGGGCGCGAGCGTGACAGCTTTGACGCAGAACTCGAAGGCGATGCTGTAAGGCGGGTTCGTGATGATGACGGGCACCTGTCTGGTGGATTCGAGGAAGTTGTGTCCGCTGTTCAGGTCGGTTCCGTCGCACTCGATGTCGTACTGCCTCATGGAGTCAACGAGGCGTCCGTCGCCGCAGGCCGGTTCCCAGTGATGCGCTGTCTTGTCCAGATACGGCAGTAGCGGAGTGAAGGCCGACAGCGGCGTGGCGTAGAAGTCTGATTCTCGGCGGATCGCTCCGCGGTTGGTTGCGCTCATATTTTGGCAAGGGTAGCCCGCCCCGTGGTTGAAACCGAGTCGAATGACTGCGGCACGAGGCGGGCAAAGTTGTCTTGGGTTGACTGTTTCAACGCAGCCGCCGTTGTTCACGGCACCGCGACCATACCTCCCCAGCCCTCCCCGTCAACTCATTTCAGCAGCCCCATCGCCCGCGCCTGTGCGGGGTGGCGGTGAACCTCGACGTGGTGGGCGTGACACAGCCCGCTCCATGTGGACACGACGTTCAGGTTCTTGAATCGGCCTTCCCGGTGGTGAATCTCCGTCGCGAGGCAAGGGCATTGCGGCCACTGGCAGGCGGGGTGGTCGCTCAGGTATTCGGTGCGCAGCTTGGCGTAGATGCGGAGCCGGGCGGACTGCTTGGTGCTGACACGGCGCAGCGGCGAACGTCTCACGGCGTTCTCTCTTTCGTCACTACGGCGTTTATGGTCTCGCTGGCGAGTTCGAGGGCGAGCGCGTACGCATCCACTCCAGCGATCTTCGCCATTCCGATTCGCATCGCAGCGCGGGCGTGACTGCATTCCATCAACGCAAGAGCGAGTTCAAAGCAGATGGCTTTCATGTCCGTCTTTCCGGCTTCGAGACTCACTATCTTGTCCAGCCTCTCCCTGAACGCGCTCACTTCGCCCTCCTGCGCTTGTGCTCCATCATTACGGCCACAGCGCGAACGGCGTCGCTTTCGCACACGTCGGCGGGGGTTTGGCAGATGTCCGACACAGGCTGGTTCGGGATGGCGGTTTGCAGCCATGACAGCACGGCGTTGCCGTCGAGGTTGTTGTCGGCGATGAAGCGCGTCAGGGAGTTCATGGCAGGACGTTTCGCGGTTTGGAGCGTCCCGTCAACGACATTTCGCTTGCCAGCAGGCGGGGTGGGTGGAAGTGGACTACATGATCCTGACACGCGAAAACCTTCACTCCATTGGAAAAAACGGAATCGGCTTCAACTCGGCGCAACTGACTCTTTTGGGGGTGACGAGGGCGCAAAAGGGATGGCTGACCGGATTGATCGGAAAGGAGATCGACGACGACACTTGGAAAACGCTGCAATACCTGAAAGGCGCATCGCAAAAGGAGCAGATTGCCATCGTGCCGGAGCGTCTGCCGGTCTGGAAAAACTCGTTCGCGGCTGCGAAGCGGATCACCTACACGCCGAGCTGACTGCGATGCGCGCCTACGGGGCGGGCGGGATCACCTACGAGACATCTATCGTCGTTCCAGAAGTCGTCAGGTCGATCAGCTTCACCCACTCAGGGGAAGGTATTGCCACAGCATTCACCGTGATCGTTTTGTACTGCCCCTGCAACTCAGTGCCGTTCAGCCGCAGCCCCACAAGCACGTTGACGGTGGTTTCGCAGACAACGGGCTTGTCGAAGACCTTGGTTTCCACGGATGCGTACGTGAATTGGCCTTGGGAATTAAGAGTCCCGTCGCGGGCGAATAGAAGCAAGTTCGTTCCGCTTGTCTCGGCGCGCATAAACGCCCCGGCTGTAAGCTGGATGGAGTCGTAATCCGGCGCGATGTCGGTGATGCCATCTGACTGTTTCCCCTTGCCAGTCACTGTCAAGTCCCAGTAGTCCGCTTGAGCGGTCGTGCCGCCGCTCGTGTAGTAGTTGTAACGCGCAGTGCCCGGCAAGTCGTCAATCGGCCCCCATCGGCTTTGTGCAATGACGGGAATGTTTCCAGCGCCGAGAGTGACGGTCGCAAGCAGGTAGTATCGCGTCGCAGTCCGCTCGTTATTCGACGGCACTGTTGCCGCTTTCGCGATGGTGCGCGAGGTGATCGTGCCGACGATATTTCCATTCGCCAGCACGCGCCTATCCCATGTGATCGCCGCGTAGATTTTATCCCCGCTCGCGAGGCCGGTCAGCTCGAAGAACGGGTTATTGTCCACCGAGAACCCGGTCGGAAGGCTGCCGAAAAGCGTGCCGTTGTACACTACCGCGCGATACGCGCCGGAAGGCTGAATGTGGAACTCCCGGTAGTATCGCTGCAATTCCTCAATCGGACCCCATCGGATTTGATCCACGGTGATCACGGGCACGTTATCCGCTCCGCCCGCTGCCATCGTCACGCTCGCCAGTTCCCAATAGAAATCCCCCGTCTTTGGGTCGTCGGCTGGCACGGATGCGCCCGCGGTAATGGCCCGCGCCGTCACCACGCCTGCGCCGTTCACCGTGGCGTGCGCGTAAATCTTTGTGGAGTCGCTGACACTGAGAATCTTCGGCGTCACCCCGTCCATGTCGGTCGGGAAGTCGTTTAGCAGCGTGTCCGGGGACACCGAGACCTGTCCCACGAAGCTGCCGATGGTGCCGGAAGTGCTCTTTGGAACGGGCGTCACGGCAAAGCCGCGCTCGGTGTTTGGGCCGGGGATTGGCAGCAACCCCTCGGGGCGCTGATACGGCATCGGCTCGTTCCGGTCTGGATCTGCCTGTTGCCCTGGCAGCGGTTGCTCCTGCGAAGGCAGCGAATGCGGCATCACCGAGCGGATTTTCGCGGTGATGTTCTCTGGGATGTCAGGCGATTCAGGCATTATCCGGTGACGGTTGTGAGGGCTTTTCGACGCAGGTTGTATTTCCAGTTCTGGATGTCGCAGGAAAACACGATACCGGACACCGGGGACAGGAACGCGCTCGCGCCGCTCGTCCCTGTCCATGACGGGCCGACGACTCCGACGTAGCCCCACTTCGGATTGTCGCTGGCAGTGTTGAAGTTCGGCACCGTCACAGTGCCGTTCACCGCTACTCCGCGTATGGAAACGTTGTAGAACAGGCCGTTGAACACCAGGTCTTTCAACTCTGGCGTGAAGTAGGCGTTCGCCGAGTCTTGGGTTGGCGCAGCCGCGTAGGTGAATGTCGTCGTGGCGTTGGCCTGCCGCGAGCCTCCCGCGACAATCGGCCAGTTCAGATTCACGATCACCGCGCCGTCGTTGCCTTCCAAGTGAGTGCAGGACGGCGATCCTGTCACTACGGACGGATAGCGGATTTGAATCGTGCTGTTCTTCGTGATGGAGATGTCCGCGAAGTTCAGCAGCGTGGTCGTGATTTTGTGGCCGTATGCAGCCGATAGCGCGCGATAGACGATCTCCGATCCGGCCACTTGCGGGTAGTCCGCGCCGGGGTTTTCAACGAGCTGCTTTGTGATCGAAACGTCGGTGAGTGTTTCCCCGTCAATATCGTAGCTGGTGATCTCCACGCCCGGCACCTTTTCGTAAATCCGCGACGCTCCGATCACCACTCCTTTCGCGTTCACGTATTGCTGATCGATGAGTTCGAGCGACGTGTATCCCGCGATGGGGCAAGCCGAGCCAAACGCAGCGGGGGTTTCCGACGTGCAGGGGATCGTCCAAGTGACGCGCGGATAGCCTGTGTCGCCATACGGATACTCCACCTTGTAGCCGAAGGTCTTCGCCGCGGCGAGGTCTCCCGCGTCGGCGAGGTTCGGGATGCGCTGGAATTTGCGAGTCACCTTGACGAACAGGCTGTCAATGAGCGGGTCGCCGGTGCCCTCGACCATCTTCTCGGCTTCGCTCAGAATGGCGTCCGGGAACTGCGCTGTGCCGTCTGGCAGACGGCCGGGATCAGCCGTGCCGACCGCCAGCGGGCCGCTCTCGGCGTATTCGCTGCGGAGGTAGATGTAGGTGCGGGTGATCGTCGGGAAGGCGTTCACGCCCTCCGGGTAATCAATGTCGTAGTTGTCGTCGTCCTGTGGAGCGAGCTTGCTGGCGTAGATCACCGTCACCCAGCCGTCCCCCGCCTGCGCGTTGGGGACGATTTTCGTGCAAAAGTGGTTCGGATACTTCACCCTGTCCGCCTCTGGAACAGGGTCGCCGTGAATCGGGGAGACGTAGCCGATGTTCTTCGTGTCCTCGTGCCGGTAGAGGTAGAAGTCGCTGTTGTTCGGAGTCGGATACGCCGCCAAGAACAACTTGTTCGGCACGGGGAATTGCTGTTGTGGCGGCGGCATGAGGGGGACTTTTTACGTGAAAAGCGTGAAAAGTCACGAAGAAAGTTCTTGCGATTTCTTGGAAATTCGCCAAAGTCCGTGCGTCGCCATTGCTGTGACGCGCCGATTTCCTCCGGTGAATCAACTTTTCTACGCCCCGCTTGTGCCGTGCTCATTCGAGCCGGGAGGAACGCAAGCGGGGCGACTTTTATCCATGAAATCATCCTGCATCCAACATCCCGCAAGCGAATCCCTGCTGATCATTCGGCAGTGGCAAATCGAGGCGACCGGAACCACTTGCGCCGCCGCCCTGCTGTCTTTTTTCGAGTATTGGCATGACGTAAAGCTCGGAATGCGGGAGAAGGCGCGGCAAGCCAACGCGGTTGCGGTGAGTCACGGCGACAACGGAACCCAAGACGCGAGCCTTTACCAGTTCCACACTGCCGAGGAACTGCACTCCGGCATCATGGCGCTCTACAATAAACGGAGCATCCGCGAAGCGATTCTGAGGCTCACCGAGATGGGGTTTATCTCTGTGCATCGTAACCCAAACACCCGCTACAAGTTCGACAACACGCGGCACTTTCTTTTCTACCCTGAAGCGGTGAACAAATGGCTCTCCCAAAGGACATGTGGCAAAAAGGACCGACGAGAGAACCAAAAGGCGCGACCATCGAACCAAAAGGACGGAACAATACCTAAGACTTCCTCTGAGACTTCTTCTGAGACTTCAAAGAAAGAAAAGGGTGCTTTTGCAAAGCACCAGTTGTTTTTCGGAGAAAAAAAGCCGTTGCATCCGTATCCAACTTCGGAGGAAGCGATGCACGAGACGCTTGAACATCACGGCATAGAGCCGAATCCTGATTATGACGGCAACTTCTTCGCGGTGATGGAGAGATCGGGTTGGCTCATCAAGGGGAAGCCGGTGTACGACTGGATCGCCACGTACGCAGCTAGGTTGGCGAAAACTTCGCCTTGACGCAGGCCACTGCCAGACCGCTCAAAAAAGCCGAAAAAAGTTCTTGCGATGTCTCGGCGTATCGTTAATCTCACGTCACTTCAGCTTGCGTTGGCGCGCAACAATCCATCCGGCGGCATTGGCCGATCCGTCCCACGCGCCAACGTGGGCGGAGGATTTTCAAATGAACATTCAACTTCAACAATTTCGAGGCAAGGCAAGGCAGGGCCCGGCGCGTCTTGGCGAGGCCATGCAAGGCAAGGACAGGCAACAACGAGACGCACGGGCGGAAACAGTGCGACATTTTCGTGGCGTGGCAGGGCCCGGCGGGGCACGGCAGGGCGAGGCTGGGCACGGCAAGTCAACCACGAGCGCACCGGGCGGGAACAGGTGCAATACTTTCACGGCACGGCGCGGCGAGGCACGGCACGGCGAGGCTGGGCCGGGCTGGGCATGGCAAGGCGAACACAAGGGCGGCACTGGAAACGGTGCCGCCCTCAGTGTTTCATGCTGAGAGTCAAACAAAATCCCTTGACAAGCCTCGTGTATTCTGAAAATCTCCGCGCAACGCTGCAAAACCTCGACCACCGCGCGTCTGTCGAATGCTCATTCGTCGAACTTGCTCACCCTTGCCAACGCAGTTTTTCAACTCCAGCGCAAACCGTCTTTTTCGGCGGTAGATCCTGCCACGCTCAAAGGCCTCGTAAATGAGGCTTGTGAAATCATGGACGTGATGACGAAGCCAAAAGACAGCCTCGACCGCGTAGGCATCACGGCATACGACCAAACGCTGACACTCCCTCGCTGGTACGCCTGCTGCGAGGGCATCCTGCGTAGCAAGTTCCCGCTGATTATCCGCAGCGGATGGTTCGAGTTCTCGCTTGCTGGCCCTGGTTCAAAGCTGGAAACCGACGACGGGGCACTTGACGGCGAAGTTGCGGACATGGGAGACGGCTGGTGCTGCTTCCGCGAGCCGTCACAGGTCAACGCAGCCGGATGCCGGTTGAAGGTGTACACCGATGCACAGAGCGGCGCGGAGACGTATGAGAGTATCATCGAATTTTATGGACTTAACGCAGACGGAGAAATCATCCGAACCAGTGGAGCGACCGCCATCCGAAGCGGTGAAGCTCTCGACCTTCTCGCGAGCAGCGGCAACGCCACCACCGCCGCTTCCTTTGCGCGAATTACTCAGGTGGTCAAGCCGATCACGTCCGGCATCATCACGGTGTATGCGATTGACCCTGACGACTCCACCGAGCACCTGATCGCGTCGTACGAGCCGAGCGAGCGCACGCCGAACTACCGCAGGTATCGCGTGCCGAAGCCGCCCACTGGCGAGACGACGCAGACCATCACGGCGCTGTGCCGTCGCCGCTACGTTGAGGCCGTGCTGGACAACGACAAGCTGTGCGTGGATCACTTTGGGGCGCTCTACTACGGCGTGCTGTCCATCACGTATCGGGATGCGAACGACGACGAGCGGAGCGACCGCACGATGGCGAAGGCGATGGATATACTGAGCCGTCAGGCGGTGAAGTTCTACCCGACCAGCCAGCGTCCGCCGCCGATCATCAACCTCGACGAGATCGAGACGCCGAGCTACCAGACATATTAAGTCATGGCTGAAAAGAAAAAACCATCACCTGAATCAGTCAAAGCGGTGCAAAAGCTCCTGAAAGAACAGGGCTTTTACAAGGGGGATATTAGCGGGGTAAAGAACTGGGCAACCGAGAGCGCGATTAGGGAGTATCAGGTCAAGAACAAGCTGAAAAACACAGGCGAGATCGATGACGTGTCGGCAGAATTGGCCAGCAAGAGCGCGCTCGCGAAGCAGTCGGCGCAGCCGTCAGATAAGCCAGCGATGCCGCAGCCGCCTGCCGCCGCGCCTGCCGCCGCGCCTGCCGCCGCGCCTGCCGCCGCGCCTGCCGCCGCGCCTGCCGCCGCGCCTGCCGCCGCGCCGCAGGGTGACACTCCGCCAGCGAATCCGGTCGAAGGCGTCATTGCCCCGCCCCCGAGACGCAAGGGAGGCGGCGTTCAGGTTCCGACAGACGCACCCGGAGTTGCGGACTTCATGGCTGAAATTCGAGGAATCGTGAAGCCCGAAATGGATAAGCTAGCGGAGCAGAGGGAGGCTGCTGCCGAAGAAAGGGGAGCCGAGAGGGGCGCGAAGGTGGAGAAGGAAACTCAGCGTAGAGCCGCCTTGCAAAAAGAGCAGGACGCAGCCGCGGGAAGGAATCCTCCGGTATTTCTCTCAGCGCAGCAGCTTGCCCGCTACAACAATTCCGTGAAGTGGGCCGAGGCCGGAATGTCGCCAAGGCAGATTGCCGAGAAGCACGCCAAAACCATCTATTCACAGCCCGGAAACGTCGCAGCGGACACCAGCGGGCTACCGGCTACCTTTCTTGAAGATAATAATTTCACGCTGACCCCTCCCGCGCAAAAGGGCGCGATGGGCGGAATGTCCACAGAGGGGCAGTGGAACAAGCTGTTCCCAAACCGCGCCGGAACGCCCGACATGCCAAACGCCGGAGCGAAGGCACCAGCGGAACCGATCAAGCCCGGAGCGCAGTTGATGGGCACCGTAATGGCGGGATGGGCGTCAGGGTGGGAGGGAGCACCAAACGAAAATCCCGACGACCTGCGAGCACGCCGCGCTGACCTGTTTCGTCAACAGATGGCCGCGGATCTCGCACCCGGATGGCACGAACCCCAGGCAAGCGACCTAATCGGCTCCACATTTACGCAGGAAGGAGATACGCGGTCATTCACCGCCCCCGCTTTCGGAGGCTCAGGAAGCGCCACTAACGTCCCTATCGTCCCGAAACTCCCGTCCGCACCGCCAGCCGCAGATCAGCCTGTAGTTAATCCAGATCCAAATAAGGAAGTTCCAGATTTGAGCGGCCTCAAAATACCAAAGTAATGCCTCCACGCCAATCTCCAACCCTGCCGTCCGCAGTCCCCGCAGCCGGGCGTAACCTTTCGGCCATGCGGGCAGCCGGCGTGTTCGGTGGAGGCAACGATGTCGCCGCCGAGCGTCTAGGCCTCGCCGAGAGGAAGTTCGCGAACGATGTCAATCACCAGGCCGAAGTTGCTCGCGCCAAGGCGGAGGATCAGCGCATCGCCCGAGAAAATCTCGCAATCCGGCAGTTCATGGAACCAATTCGCGCGCAAGAAGCCGCGGCGAACTTTGCGCGGAAGATGCTCGACATGAAAAACGAGCTGAACGGAAGACATCAGCTTGTGAACTTCAACCTCGCGCTGGACGAACTCGACCCCCGCGACCCCGACTATGAGACACAGGTGGCGCAACTCAGGCTGTCACCGCAATTCAGCGACATCCCGCACGTCAAAGGGGCGGATGACGCGATTGAAAAGTACGTGGCGATGACGGCAAAGAGTCGCGACGTGTACGCGCCGCTGCGAAAGTCCGGTATTGACCTTGAACAGTTCACCGTGCGCGGCCCACGCGGAGAGTTCATGGGATTCAAGTTAAGGGAAGCACAGAATGCCGTGCTGACCAAGGCGCGCAATCTCGCCACGCTTCCGGGCGAGTCAGTCAGCTTAGGTAAGGACGGAGAGGTGCAATACAGGAAAAGCGTGCCAGCGATTCCGCCATACAATCGCGAGAAGGCCGAAGCCGCAGCCGCCGCAGCGAAGGAGAAGGCGGACGCCGCAGCGCGTCGGTTTGTCGCAAAGGAGAAGCTGAAAGGCATAAACATTTCCTTGGACGACTTGTACGACACAACCAAGACGAAAGGGAAGTCCAAGGAGAAGATCGCAGACGAGAAACGGCAGCTTCTTGCAGAGCGCGACCGACTACTGGATTCCATCTACGACGAGACTCCCGATCAGCCAGCACCCGATGAATCCCCCGCCCCGCCAGTGCCCAAGGAAGTTCCCAAAAAGACACCAGAGCAGCCCGTGCCGCCAACGACAGGCGCAGCGCCCATCATTCCCGCGCTGCCAACGACCGGAACGCCACCCGCGTCCATCACGCCGCCCGCGCCCACGAAGCGGATTCCCTTCAAGGATCGCCTCAAGGAACCGCCATCGCAGCCGCAGGCGTCAGCCGCACCGGACATGGACACTCTCACCGCATCCGCGAGCGACTTTTCGCGCTTTTCGGGCAGGCGTGAAGAAATTGACTCCGATCCAGATCTGAATGCCGAGTTCAACGCGGCATCGGAATCCATGAGCCAGACGCTTCAATCGCTCGGCTACGACGAAGACGCAGCAGCCGCATCCGGTGGTTACGTTGCGGACGGCAGCACGATTGAGTTTGAGCAAGGCGAGGATGGAGAACCCGTCGCCGTGACGGTCGATCCGGACGGTGCCAGAACGCCGCTTAAAAAAGCAGCCTCCGAAGCCGTCGCAAGCATTGACTCGTCAAGCACCGCGTCGTAATCATCCATCCAATGCCTACCGCCACCGCCGCATCCGAGATCGCGCCGCCTCCGCATCCGCGCGACGAGTTGAAAAGTTTGGCCCTCGAAGCGGATCAATTCTTCTCGTCCGACGACTGGAAAAATGCGGACGCGCCGACTCGCCAGAAGTATCTAGATCGCACTGCGGAGGTTTTCGACGAAGCCTTCGCGAGCGCCGAGTCGTCACTGGATGCAGCCGAAGCGGATTCGTTTTACAACAGCACGACGGCATTTCTTCAGGGGAAGATGACCGAGCACAACAGCAGGGACGCCGATGAAAAGCGTCGCAGGGCTGCGGCGGACAAGTCCATGCAGGTCTTCACCGAGCGGCAGAAGGTCACGCCGGAACAAGTGAGTGGCGTCGTAAAGCGAAGCCTAGAGGTCGCAGGCGGCATGAGCGCGCAGACACGCGGATCTGGCGTGATGAAGCTGGATGGCGAGCATGGCAAAGCATCCATCGGCGTGCAGCCGCTCGACTGGACACCCAGCGCGGAGGAATTCTGGAAGGATCGCTATGATCTTACGGCAAGCGAAGCTGAGAAAAAATCAGCCAAGGATTTCGCCAGAAGCAAGGGTAAGGACTCGCTTGCGGACGATCTGCTGTATCGCAGCGCGGTAGCTGGTGAAGAATCCGCAAAACTAGCCGCCCGCGATATTGCATTCAGCAAGGGCGCGGACGCGGCTGGCGTCGCGGCAGCGGAGCAGGAGGCCACTTCCGCATACCGCCGAAACGCAAAACTTGCTGCGCTGGAATCCACTCAAAGCAGCGAAAGGAATCCCAAGGGCCGAAAATTGCCGTTCAGAGTTGTTCGGACAAATGGAATGCTCAACATCGAGCCGGAGGAGGGTAAGGCCGAAGAGGCGATGATGGCGGCTGAACGCATGGGGCTTCTGACATCCGAAGAAGCAGCAAGACTGATTCCGTCAGGAGTGGAGATGGACAAGGAGTTCGCCTCGCGACCCAAGGCGCAGGGAGGTCTTGTGACGGCTGTGAAGGAGTTCGGCTCCGCTATTCTGCCGGCACTTGGCACCGCAGCGGGAACCGCCATTGGCGCGGCTGCGTCAAAGGGCGACGTTTCCACCGCAATGGTCGGCGGGGCCAGCGGCGGATCGGCGGCGCTATGGTTGCAGAACAAGGTCTTTGGGCAAGTGGATCAGGCGCAACGTGAAGCCAACGCCCGTGCTCACCCTGGTTGGGCGCAGGTCGGATCGTTCGTGCCGTTCCTCGTGTCAATGTTCCAGAAAACCCCGCCCGCGCTCACCACTGTCGGCAAGATGGCCCAAGCCGCCAAGGTGTCGCTAGAGCCAGGAACCGCCGCGGCTAGATGGGAGAGCGCATTGCAGAGCGGTGTCGCAATGGGGCGCGCAGGATTCAGCAGCGGCGTTCAGCAGCGGTACGTCGAGGGCAACAAGGACGTGAACCCGATTGACGAGGGCGTTCGTTCCTTCATTGCCGGTGGAGCGATGGGGATACTCAAGCCCGCCAAGGGCATCCTGATGGCGATGACCGGAAAGGCAGTGAAGGATGCCGCCGCCGTCACTTTCGCGGAAGGGCTTTACGATTTGGCGGTTCACAACAAGCCCATAGATTTCAAGGCAATCGCAGACGAAGCCCCCGGCACATTCACCGCGTTCGCGCTGCAAAACGCAGTGATGGGAGTTTTCCACAAATTTCAACACAGGCGAGAGATGGCAAAAATGGCCGGCAAGAGTGCCGCCGCCACCAATACAGCGGCAGCAGAGGCCGCCGAAGCGCAAGCGAAACGCTTCAGGAAGGATGGCTTCATTGAGTCAGCTATTGCATCTGAAGCACTCGCAGAGACACATCGCCGCGCTGCAAAACAGGACGAAAAAGCGGCCACCGAGCAGTATTGGAAGAATGTCGCCAAGGCAGACGAGGCGGCACCACAAAAGCCGCCGAAACCTCCTGAATCATCGGTTCCCGCGCCTCACCCTGTCATCGTGATGATAGACAGCGCGGTTGCTGCGCACGCCAACGAGCTTGCGGCACTTGGTCATCCGTCGCAACTTACGCTTGTGACGGTGCCGGAAGGCGATACCGGACTGAGATACAACCCCAACACGGGACGCATCGAATACGACCCCGTGGCGCTGGAGCGCCAAGCAGCCCGCATGGCACCACGCCAGCGGGCCGAGTGGATTAAGCGCGCCGTCTCGGAAGAAGTGCTTCACGCCGCGACAGACAAATACGCATCTGAGTCGCCAGAGAACAGAGCGAAGCTGTACGACATACTCAAAGACAAGGATGCGGTTGCCGCAGCGGAGGAAGCATACGGAAAAGAGGCGTTTGACGGGCTGGACACAAACCAGAAGGCGTTTGAAGTCGCTCGCGTGCTGCTTCAAGGCCCGCGTGCGCTGACTGAGGCAGCCTACCGATTCTTCAAGGGCCTGCTGCGCTGGCTGGATCAAAAGTTAAAGAACCTCTCGCCTGACACAAAGGAACTCTTGGACGGCATCAAGACGAAGCTGGAGGCGCATGAGTCAGGTAAAGTCGAAGAAGCCAAGACCGCGCGTGTTTCTGACGATGAAATGTCGAGGCGTCGCACTCCGCTTTCACAGAAAGATAGGAGATCACTTCAGAATCGCGCAGAAGAAGCGGGCGCGAGGCTTACGGGGCCAGAACGCGCGTGGGCGGAAAGGCGTCTGGAATCAATATCTCGAAACCATCAGCAAATACGTCGCGAGCACGCAGACGCGAAGACCGTAGGCGAAAAGCTGCGACTTGAGATAGAGATGGTTGAGGCGGAAAACGACTGGAGAAAAATTACCGGGGAGGCGGAAATAGACATTCATCACGCTGTTACAGCAGAGGACATAAAGAAGGATGCGGAACGGCTGTACCATCGCGCGCAGGAGATTAAGGCAAAGCTGAAAAACGGCGAGGCGATCACTCCGCAAGATCGTCAAGACTGGAAACTCGCCGGAATGAACCCGGAGGAACTCCCAAAGGAGACGAAACTAGGCGAGTCACCAGCTAAGCCGGCGTTGAAGTCCGTCGAGCACACGCAGGCCAACGAAGGCCCGCTTACAGAGCGCGCGGCCTACGGAAGAACAGGCGACGTGTATGACGCATTTGGAAACGTCCAACGAAAGGCAGGTGAACCCAAGAATGAAAAAGCCCAAAGCGTGCCCTCGGTGCAAAAAGCCGATGAGCCAGTGCGACTGCCACAAAAGGAAGTAGCGCCCGCAGCGCCGTCGCCGGAGCCAGTAACCCCGGCGGCGGCGAAGCCGGTGAATCCATTTTCTACCAGCATCGCAGCCAAGGCGATTCGCAAGGACGGTGGATCGTCTGTGGTGAAAGACTTTGAGGACTTGCCGGATTTCGGAGACGCGCCGAAGGACGTTCCGCTAATTCCTGATGGCGACCTACCGCAAGGCACGGAATACGTGATTGTGGACAAACGATTCAACGGCAACCCGCGCCCGTCGTATGCGTTCACTCCCGGCGGACTGGTCTATTCATACGAAAGCGGATTCTCTGGAATCAGCCCGTGGAGACTTGCGGGTGCAATCAAAGGAGAATCATCTTCGCCAACCGTTGCAAAAGATGCCGTAGTTGCACCCACACCCTCGCAACCCGCCGCAGCGCCCACCCCGCAGGCACCCGCAGCGGCGAAGCCGGTGGAGCAGGCCATTGCGGATGCCGTTTCCGAACTGAACTGGCTCGGAACAGTCCGCGAAGTTCCCGCACCGCGCTCGATGGGCGGCGAAGGCGTAAAGCTCTACATTCCTGTGGACGCATCCGGGAAAGACGTGAGCGTTGGCGGGCAGACAATTCTCGGAAAAACGCCAGCGGAGGCAATCGAACTGGCGCAGAAGAACACGAAGCCCGCGCCCACCCCGCAGGCACCCGCGCCGGGGGTGATGACGCAGGCCGAAATGGACGAGCGCATTGCGGTATTACTGAAAGCCCCGACAAAGACAGGCGGAAAGCCGCGTGTGTCATTCAAGACGCAAGCCGAAGAAGCGTGGTTCCGCAGAGGATTCGAGGCAGCGAACGGAAAGCCGGGAGAGCCGCTGCCCGAGCAGCGACCCGGAGTTCCCGCGAAGGAGCAAAAGCTGCACGATGCTTTCGCACAAGGATGGAGTCAGGCGCAGATGGCATTGCGGCAAGATCGGCCCGCACCCACGCCAGCACCAACTGGAGCGAAAACGCGCTTGGACTTGATGCTAGATGGCGTCGAAAGGACGGGAAAGGAACTGAATATCGAAGTCACTGACGCAAACCGGGACAACCTGACGAAGATCATCGAAACAGCAGAGAAGCGCGGACTGCGCGCATCCACGGACGGACGATTCGTGCTGATTCGACCGGCAGCGAAGCCCCCCGCGCCCGCACCGCAGACTCCTCTCCAGCGCGACTGGACAGCACTGAAAGCGCAGGCGCAGGACTCCCTTGTGGCGGTGCGCCTTGGCGACTTCTACGAGTTCTTCAACGACGACGCGCTCGTGTCCGCAGAGGCGATGGGTGTGGCGCTCACGAAGCGCAACGGCGTCGCCATGTCCGGCATCCCGATACACGCGGCGGAAGGCTACTTCAAGAAGCTGACGGATGCAGGCCACAAGGTTGCTATCGCCGACATGGTGGACGGGAAGCGCGCCATCACGGAGACGCGGACGCCAGCAGCCGCGCCATCCCCCGCCGCCACACAGTCCGAGGGCGGAATCTTCGGCTACTCATGGGCGGACATCCGCAGCAAGCAGCAGGGCGGCACGCTGGCGGCGCTGATTCGCGGCAACGCAGTGAAGCCCAAGGCCACGGAATCGGACTTCGCTGTGCTGGAGAAGCACGGCATGGACTGGCTCTACGACAACGAGAAGGTCGGCATCATTGACCGGCTTGGACTGCCCGTGGAGAGGCCGAGCAAGAAGGCGGTGGAGGCAAGGGCAACAGAGGGCCAGTTTTCCATTTACCAGATGGAGCGCAAGGACGGTATGAAGTGGATGGTGCAGTCCGGTGAGAAGCGCGGATTCGGAGACGGTATTTTCGACACTAAGGCGGAGGCCGAGGAATACGCGAACACTGAAAGGACTCGCCAGCAGGAACGTGCCGCCGTTGTCGAGCGCGAAGCGCAGAAGGAGCGCGACGAAGAAGCAGCGAAAGAGCTGCGCGAGCGAGACGTGAACGAATACACCGCCGCAATCGGTGCAACGCCTCTGGCCGCGGGGAAGCTGAAAAAGACGCTCATGGAGCAGGTAGCAAAGCGTACAGCAGGGAAGGTCTATGAAGGCACTCGCGCACAGGTCGCAAAGCAACTTCTCGCCGCAGGATTCAAGCCGACTTCCGCGCAAGTGGACGCCGTGAAGGATTTGACCGGGACACAGATGAACCGGATGGACAACAAAGAGCAGGCCGCTTACGAGAAGCGCAAGCGCGAGGCAGGAAAGAAAACCGAGTATCGCCTTGAGAACTCGGAAGGGAATTTGTTTGAAGTCACGAAGGCAGAGCATGACTACGCAAAGTGGCTGGAGGCCGCGCAAGTGAACGCCGCCCCCGCGCCCGTCACCGAAGCCGCGAAGCCTGCCGCGCCCAAGACCTTCAAGCGAAAGGCGCGCGAACTTCCGCCAGCACCGGGCGGCGGCGAGGACGTGATTGACTACATCATCAACAACATCGGAAAACTTCGCTCACGCGGAACCGCCTTTGATATTCAGATGAAGCAGCGCGGCCAGATTACGCGCGACGTAGATGGAACGAATTTCTTCAAGCTGGTCAGTAAGCGTATCAGCGGCGAATATGATGGCCTGAACCTCCCGCCGCGCCTACATGCCGCGATTATCGCGAAGCGCGGTTCAGGCGTCTCGCTGGACGAGGCGGCGCAGATGCTTTTCGACGCGCACTTGATCCGCGACGCAAAGGCCGACACAATGCACTCCGCGATTCACGGTGCATACGAGGCGCGACTGATGAATGAGAACGAGGGGCGCGTCATGCAGGAGATGGAAGATGACGCGCAGCGACAGAGCAATGACTTCGCCGAGGATTCAGCCAAGAAAAAGAAAGGCACCACCCGGATCAACATTCTCGATCTGTCCATCGGCGATGTAGTGGAGATAAATGGAGAGAAGTTGACAGTGATTGCGACGGCTGGATTCGACGTGACTTTGGAGGATGGCGAGAAATACGGCATTCAGGACGTGGACGGTGACGCTGTGATTTACGGCAAACTCACGGAAATCAATCCAGAGCCAGTTGCCCCCAAGCTCCGCCCTGGCGAAGATCAAGGTGAACTCGTTGAGAGTGACGCAAAGAAAACGCCTGAGCAGCTTGAGTCCGAGCGATTGACAGACGAGGCCGAGAAGGCGCGACTTCAAAAGGAGCAGGACTGGCGACTCGCGCAGAGCAAGAGGCTGCTGGCGAAGGACGACATCCGCCCCGAGGTGGATATGTTCAATGCGCCCGATCCGCAGAAGGACATCTTCGACAAGGATCAGCCGATCAGCGAAGATCCGTTCGCGATTGCCGACACCGCCCCTGCAACCAGCCTTCCTGTCGCGTCCGTGCAGCGCGCTGTGCGTGTCGTCGCCGAGCGGCTGGCCGGCGCGATGCCGCATGAGGTCATTGCGGACGGCAGTCAGTATCCAGAGGGATTGAAGTATGCCATGCGTCAATTGATGGCGGCCAAAAAATGGAAAGAGACCAACGCGCTTGGAAGGGCTGAGATTCTAAAGGAAGAAGGAATCCCCAAAGGATACGCATCCTATGCTTGGTCGGGCCTTCCCGAATCAGTGAAGGATGCTCTCATTAAAAGGCAGAGTCCGCCCACCACTGAAGACATGAACCGCCTCCGCGGCGCTGTGTCGGAGGGCAAGATTTACATCAACGCTGCCGCCATCGAGAAGCCGCGCGAGGCTATCGAGGTGTTTATGCACGAAGCGGCAGGGCACGGCGGCGTGGACGCGCTACTGCAAGCCTTTGGCGAGAAAGCGACGACTCAACTGGACGCCATGCTCAAGCGGCTGTTCGAGGCGGAGTACGCCGCTGTGCAGCGCAGATACGAGCCGCAAAATCAGGTGCGCGAGACGCTGGCGATGATCATGGAAGGCGTAGGCCCGGAGATGTCCGCGCAGCACCGCACCCGCTGGCAGCGCGTGGTGGACTGGCTCCGCAACGCGCTGAACAAGCTCGGCGTAAAGCAGTGGAGCAAAAACGACGTGATGGCGCTGCTACGGCGCGGCGTGGATGCCGTGCGGAAGCAGAGGGCGCGGGCGGCTGACGTGAATACGCTTTCCGGCAGTGAACTGACCTACGCAGCACGCGAGGCTGGCGTCGTGCTGACTCCAAAGGAGACGATGTATGTCATCAACCGCGATCCGGCTGTGACGGCTGACGTGCGGGCGCGCGTGAGCGAGGCGCGCGGAGATGGGCCGAAGATGAGCGTAGTGGACGAGAAGGACTTCGAGCGTGGCTCCATTCATATCAACCTGCGAGGGGGCGAAATTGACCCGTCCAAGGATTTCACTGGATGGGTTCTGCCGGCGCAGAAAGACCCACTCCCAAACGCGATGAACACACGTTACGGCTCAGTTGGAAAAACAGCCGTGTATGTCCCGAAAGAGTGGGTGCAATACCACAGCACCAAGCCAGCGCGCATCAAGCCAGGGTACCGCCCGAAGCCGGAGCACATCGGAGTCATTACCAAGGAAGCTGTCCGCGAAAACGGCACCGTGGATTGGTCAAAGGTGTTTCCTGAGAAGGCGGAACCAAAGTTCAGCCTCAAGGACGAGAACCCCGAAGCGACATCCACGACCAAGAAAGCCGTCATGGATAAAGAGCGCGAAGTCGCCATGCTGCAAGGGAGCGCGGACAAGCTCCTGCAAGACATCCGAAAAAGCGGAAGGCCGCCCACCGTCGAGGAGATGCAGCAGATAGCGGCGATTGACAGCCTCATCGCAAAAAGGCAAGCGGAGATTCAGGCGGAAGCATCGAATGTCGCGCAGGGTGCAACCCCGCCAGAAATCAACATCGCAGACATGAACGCCGAGCCGCCGGACCGAGAGGAAACAGGCGAATCCGGCCCGCGAACATACGGTGGCAGTTTCGACAACATGGACGCACAGCGGGCGAAACGAGGATTACCGCCTTTGGCGCGGAGATTCGCGAAGGCAAACCCCGTTCTTTGGGATGCCGCCGTCAAGCGATTCGAGACGGAACCAAAATGGGCAGACCGACTGGTTGACGAGATCAGCAGTGGCGAAAAAACCGTGCTGACAGATGAGGAATTTGCGGGAGTTTTTGCGCAGCAAATTGATCTGCACAACAAGCGGCAGGAGGCAGCAGATCGTGCGCGCGACCCGAACCTCAGCGAAGAAGAGCAGCGTGACGCTCTTGACCAATTTCAGTATTACGAGAAGAAATTGCAGGCATCCGAAATCCTCAAGGGGATGGCTGGCAGCGAGGCTGGAGCGGCGCTGCAATCGCTCAAACTTATGGCGAATGAAGACTTCTCGCTAGCCGCAATGGAAGCGAGGGAGCGCAAGGCCAAGCAGTCCGGCCTGACGCCAGAGGAAGTGGATCGAATCAGGGATGAGGCGACAAGGATCGCCAAGGCTCAGGCTGATTTGGATGCAAGAAAAGCAGCCACCGAGGCCGCTGAAAGGATTGCCAATGCCGAAGCGAAGATTGCGGAGTGGAGCAAGATTCCGTCCCGCGTGCTGGAATACGCAAAGCAGAAGTTGAGCGAGTTGGTGTCCGCTGGAAACGCTGCCGGTGAGCGACTGCGTGCCCGCGCGGGGCAGGTGAACGTCGGCGTTGATCCGACGATCCTTGGCGATATTTTCCTGTTTGCTCGCGGCAAGATCGCGCAGGGCATCGAGTCCTTTGGAAACTTCGCCGCAAGCACAGCGTCAGAGTTTGGCGAATGGGTGAGTCCGTATCTCAAACCTGCATGGGACAAGGCGATGAAGTATTTCAACGCCAACCAGCCCGAAAGGAAGGTGTCATCCAAGCAGAAGGCCCGTCAGCAGGCCGCCACGAAAGACGCCGCATCCATTGAGGACGGCATCCGGGCAATGGCGGAAGAAGGACTACCGGATGACATGGGCCGCTACGTGAAGCAGCTTGCCAATGAATACGTGAAATCCGGGGCTACGACCGTGAAGGGCGTGATGGCCAGGCTGCACGCATTCCTTGATCCCGTCATGGGGAATCCGACTGATGACGTGTTGCTGGATTTATGGACAGACTACGGCAAGGGCAAGGCCGCCACGGAGGACGCGCTCAAGAGGCTGCAATCGCAAATCCGGCAAGAGGCGCTGATCGTGCGTCAGATTATAGATGCCGAGGCCGCGCTCGTGCGCTCACAGGCTGGCGAGGATGTTGGCGATTACTTGAAGCTGACAGGGCAACAACGAGTTCCAGTGCGGGATCAGGCTCGCGCGTTGGCGCAGCAGCTTAACGAGCTAAAGAAGAAAATTCCGCCACCACAAGGCACGGCGGAATCTCGCCGACAGTCCGCACTCGACGCGCTGGAGAAGCGCACGCGCAACCGCATCAAAGACCTTCGCTTCGAGATCGCGAAGGGTGAGCGCACCATCAAGAATCGCGGCGTCACTCCAACATCCCCAAACCTTGAGGCACTGAGGGCCGAACTTGCGACAGTTGAGGCGGAACACTTGGCCGTGTTTGGTCGGCGCGAAGCAACGCCAGAGCAAAAGCTCAAGTCCGCCATCAAGTCAGCGGAGCGCGCGGAACAGAAGGCGTTGGCTGAACTGGAGGCAGCGAAGCGCGGAGTATTTACGCGACCTGTCCAGAAGGGGGCGGAGACGCGAAATGAAGTTCTGGTCATCCGTGCCAGAGCAGACGCAGCACGCGCAGAGACGCAGGCTTTGAAGGAACTCGCCAATCCTCCGCTGAGTGACGCGCAAAAGCGACTCGACGCCGCGCTTGTGGCGCGGGAGCGGTGGGAGCAGATGCTTGCCGGAGAGCAGCAGCCGACAAGCAGGCAGCCGCAGGAATCGCTTACACAGCTTGAGGAAGATGCGCGCATGGAGATCGCCGCAATGAGGGAACTCGCCGCGCAGATTCGGCGCGACGCCAAGCCAGCGACAGACCCGGACGACGCAAAGGTTCGTGCGCTGGAAGCGGCTGCCGCTGAATACGAGCGGCGAGTCAACGAATCTGACTTCACGGCAAAAAGCAAAACGACAACCGTTGACTCGGCGCGCGTGGCGCAAGCCCGCGCGTTACGCGACGCCGCGCTCGCCGCTTACAATGCTGCAAAGAACGCCGCAGGAGTAACCGAGCAGACCAAGATCGCAAACCGCAAAGCCGCGATGCTGCGACAAATCGCCGACCTCACCGACCGGCTCGCAAAAAGTGACTTCGAGAAGCGTCCGCCAAGGCCGCCAGTTGACCTATCTAAAGACCCCGAAGCCGTGCGAATCGCCTCGGACTTGCAGGAGATCAAGAGCAACTACGCAAAGCGACTCCTGCACTACATCAAGGAGCGGCGTGGTGGCTACGAGAAGTTCACTGACGCGATGTGGACTGCCTTTACCGCTGAACGCTCACTCATGGGAAGCGGCGACTTGTCGGCTCCCCGCCAAGCCGTACGCATGGTTAAAGCTCATCCAATAATGGCGGCAAAGGCGATGTGGCGCTCGATCCGCACAATTTTCAGCCAAAAGCAGGCGGTGAGCTACGAGGCCGAGCGGAAGCTGCGCCCGAACTACGCTCTCTATAAGCCCATGAAGATACAGATGCCGTCCGTTGAGGCGGAGGCACATGATCGCATGGCGGAAGAAGGAGTGCGTTCCAACATTGAGGATTGGGCGGACATCAAGCTGTCCGGTAATCCGCTGCTTGTGCTGCCTAAACTTGTTCCCAAGTTGCTCGGTCACTACGTTCGCGCCAGCAGTCGAACCTTCACCACCTTCCTGAATGAACTGGCCGCTGACGTGGCTGATTATCGCATCAATGAACTGCGCGACAAGCCGATGTCGAAAATCGAAAAAGAGGCGCTTGGCGACATGATCAACAGCGGGCGTGGGCGCGGACTAAAGGCCGGTGCCGGAAAGCTGGCGCAATTCGTCTTCTACTCTGCGAATTTCCTCGCAGCGCGGGCGAAGAACCTTTCGGGCTATCACATTTGGAGGTGGAATTCCTCTATGCGAATCCGAAAGATAGCACTCAAGGAGCAGTTCCGCGCGATAGCTGGATGGATGGTGGTTTCAGCCATCTCGCGCTATTTTTACGGAGACACTGGGGATGACGAAGATATGCTTGATAAGGCTAAGCGCCTTTTCAAGATGAAGGTGACAGACAGTGACGCCCGCATGGAGTATGACTACACTGGCGGCGAGGTTAAGCTCGCTCGGATAGGTGCCGCGCTCATTGAAGGCATCTCCACAACCATCCAGGCCATGCTGTCAGGCCAAGAAGAAGCCGACAAGCAGCGGGCATTCACATCATACGCAACTATCGGTCGCGAGATTCGCTCGATTTCTGCGCCGTGGGTGGGCGTGGCGACAGACCTTTACACGGGGAGCAACTACGACGGGAAGGTGCCAACCGTGCCAAGCATTGCTCGCGACCTGACGGTGCCGTTGGCGTGGCGGAGTGCCGATGAATTTTTCGAGCGAGCTGGGTTCGCAAAGACTGTCGTAGCGAAGTTGCAGGAAGCCATCGGTGTCGGCGTGAGTGTGACGAGGGACAAGACTGCACCCAAGGAGCGGAGATACAGTCGGTGAGCGCCGTTGAATACTGGTGGCGCAACAGGAACTTCCCGCGCGACGCCGCGCTGATCCCAGGAACTAATGAGATCGTGAGGGCGGGTAGTGCGGAGCAGTGCTACGAGCTTTACGACGCGCGGTGTAAGCAGCTTGGTCTTACGTTCTCGAATCCTCTGGCGGTTTATAGTGACGCTTGTTGCAAAGCTCTTCCAGAGAGCCTGCGTGACGAGGCGTGCGCGAAGATGAGCGACGCCGCGCCGGAAGTGCTGCGACAGAAGCGGCTCATCGGCTGGCGGGACATCAAGGCGTTCTTTGCCAAGGTCGCTTCGTGGTGGGAGGCTGGCGAGTGCGTGCCTCAGGACGAGGCGGATCGTCGCGCCGCCATTTGCGCTGGCTGCGAGCTAAATCAATCCGTTTATCTTACTGGTTGCTCGGGATGCACCAACATGGCAGCGGAGGTTTTCAAGTTCATAGGTGGCAAAAAGACCGCCAGCGATGCGGCGTTGAAGTCATGCGGGCATTGCGGGTGCCAAAACTCCGTCATCGTGTGGGCACCGCTGGATGTTCTGGTGAAGAACGAGACAGAGTTGCCTCCTGTTCCGGCGTGGTGCTGGAAGCGATTGGAATAAACTCTATCACTTCATTCGGGAATAGGCGCACGAAATCCTTCGCTGCATCTGGATGAATGATCACGACCGATTCCCATCCGGCATCTTCCCATAAAGAGTCTGGTGATTCTTGTTTCAAAACCAGTTCTTCTTCACTCCAACTTGATCCTCGTTTCCGATCCAACGCCCATTCTCGCGCACCACGATGCTGTTCTGAATCGAGGCATCCGGGCAGACCTCTAAGACGAATGGACGGCCAAGCCCCATCGCGACCCATGCTGGGCATGACTGGTTGCAGATCACAAACCGCGCCGCCATCATCAGCTTCGCGACTTCGAGCAGGTTTTTCGTCGGCTGATAAATCACGTCCCTGCAAACGTACTTCTCGAACGCCTTGTGCTCATCCGGCGACCCGATGAACAGCGCGTTCCTGAACTCAGCGGCATACCCCGGCAACGGCATCCGCGTATTTTGGTATCGCGGCGAACGCGAGAACACGACCGGCCCCTTCCCTACCTCGCCGTCGAACGGCACGGTCAGCCACGGTTCCTCGGACACTCTGCCGAGCTTCAAGTATCGGGCGATGCACTGGATGATGTTCTCCTGAAAGTGCGGTGGCGTGCGGAAGTGCGACACGTCAATCGCGCCGGCTGGCAGCTTCCCCCACGACACGCTGTGGATGTAGGGCTGGCATTCCAGTAGCGGCTTGATCGACTCGTAGCGGGCACCCTGCATTGACTCACGGCAGAAACCCTGACCTGTGCCAACTCCGGGCGGCGGCGGCGTGATGACGATGTGACCTCCGCCCATGTGCCGGATGCTCGGCAGCATGGCGATGCAGTCACCGATGTCGCCAGCGATGGCGAACGTGCGCTCAGAATTTCCGGTGACTGTGACTGGCGTGGACATGGCCTTCACTTGGTCAATGAAGGGCAGCGGCGGAACGGCTTCAACCGGAAGCAATGCCTGCCTTGCCTCCATCCGCGCCTTGCGTGCCTTTTCCAGTCCGGCCAATGCCGCTGGCGTCATGGTTCGTGTTCGTTTTTTTTTCTCCATGTTCTCTGTTCTTGTGTCGTGTGATTACTGGTGCGGCGCTTTCATTCTTCTGTCGTCGCGTTGGAGCAGTCCCTTCATTGCGCTAATTTCCGCTGCGAGATGGTCGTAGTTATGCTTCGGAAAGTATTTCATACATCGGCTCATCAGGTCGCGCGTTTCGCTGAGACGGCTTTCGATGTCCGCTCTCAGTGAAGCGTACTCACGCGATACACTCGAACCGCACGATTGTTCAGCGTCCGTCATGGTTCGTGTTCGCTTGGGTTTCGTCATTTGATGATTTGTTTATCTAAGATAGGGTTTTCCCACGCTCCGGTTCCGGGGTCTTTTTCTTCCTCGCGACCGCATCGAGTGCAGCGACGGTTAAATCTGCGTTGAACCCACCTATGCTTTCGCTTGCAGTCGTGCTTCAATGTTGGCTTCGACTGGTCGGTTTTGAGCGCGCCGAGGCCGATTGACGGCCCCCAAGCATGAGTGGTCTTGCGCGTTACCATAGGTCAGAGAAGCCGTTCATTTGATGATCTTCGACTGAATCTCCGGTGAGTTGAAAATCTCAACGCGCCTTTCGTTGCTGCGCCCCGGCAAGTGCAGCAGGAAGTCTCCCGGATGCCAGTGCCCAGGCTCATCCGCGCCGTTCGTGTCGGGATACTCGGTGTAAAGGTAGCTGTTCATCGCCCGCTGTGGAAGCCATGCGGCGAATCCGGGCTTCTGGAATTTCAGAGCAGAATCCATCGCGTCCTGTTCGCCGTTGATTCCGGGTTCGTGCTCCATCTCAAACACCATCGTCAGGAAACTCTTGGCTGCTTTCGTGTTTCGGATGATGTAAGCGCCGGAGTTGAAGCCGTTCACGTCGGACGTAACGATGATGTCGGCGGTCGGATGGATGAGGCTTTCGAGCGGTATCAGCGGATTCGTGATGAGGATGTCGAGATCCACCACGAACAGCGCGTCGAACTGAGGCGGCGCGTCAAACACGGCCTGCGTCTTGATGAAGCCGAGCTTCCGCGTGCGGGGCTTCCAGTCGTCTCCGGTAGCGAGGCAGAAGGCGTAGCCGTGCATGGCGCAGTAAGCCTTGAACGCTGGCACCGTGATGTCGGCGACGGGCGCGAAGGATGGAGTGGTGAAGGCGAGGATGCCGATGTTCATTTGCGGCGAAGTGCTCCGAGGAACATCGGGTTTGCCAGTTCGGTATGGTGGTAGGTATCGTTCCCCGCCTCAAGATTGCCAGCGACGACCTCCGC